AGTTAAAAGAATACTACAGCAAAACTAAATTATGATTAGAATAATCTTAGAATTATACATAAGTTGATGAGGTTCTATACTGTTTATTTTATGGGTTTTGCCCTTGATAATATAACTATTTTACTTATATTTTATTCATTTGGTTTATTTGGTTTATTTTGTTTTATTTTTATTTATTTATTTTGTTTTATTTAATTTTATATATTTTATATAGTTCAATATTTGATTTATTTATTTAGTCTACAATATTTGTTATCTAACTAATCCAATTGACTATATTTATACATATAATTGAGTTACAAATAATAATTACATTACTACTTATATAACTAAATTATTTTATTTTCATTTCTTTTTGGTAAGCAATCTCATTTGCCTTTAGAGTGTCTCTTAATTTCATGAACATTGGCAACAAGATATATATAATTACTGCTAGTGCAATTAAACCTATTATAATAACTATGGCCATATGGAAGTAATTTCCTAACAATAATTTCAATGGCTCAAAAATTACACTTAGTCCTTCATCTAAAACCTTACACATCCATGTCCCACATCTGTTGTCTTTTTCCAGAATATAACTTGTCTGATCCCCGACATCTATTTCAATTTGATCATGTTTTTCAACTGTATCAATGATAAAATGATACTTTTTATCACATATAGTAAATTCTGTTGTTTGATCTGGTTGCTTCTTACAGATCATCTTCATGGCATACTTTGTATGTTCAGCTTGTATGAAGATGTTATTATGGAAGAACTCACACGGCCCAGAGATTGGGCATGTCATATCTATTGTACTTTCAATTTTTATTTCACAATTATAATTTGCAAAACATCCCACACAACCTACACAATGTGCTTCTAGCTCGAACTCAGGTTTTTTATTGAATAATTTATATCTTATGTCTCCTAAATTAAGTTTAGATTTAACTGTACCAATTAAATGTTTTGTATTTATAACATTTATTGTATTATAATTATCTTCCACTATTAAATTATCTTCAATTGTTAGCAATTTGCAAGAGCCAAAGTTATTGTTATAGCACTTGCGAACAATTATGTCTTTACGCTTTGCTCCATGACACAAATAATCAAATTTTGGTTGCCCTGCACCGTATATTGTTTTGTTTACTTGTTGAACATTCCCACAAGCAAGACCAAACGATCCTAAATCATTTATTTGACCAGAGTAAAGCTTGTGATTTTGCAGTGCTAATATATTTGGCAATATCTTAGTGTCTAATCCTTCAAGTTGAACTTCTAGTGAAGGTGTAATTTGAGGCTCTATTGCATTCATTGTCTGACAATATGTATTTGTCTGAAATATTATGCAAAATGTGATTTCATTTATTTCTTCACTCACTTTTTTATATACTCGAGTTTCTTTCTTTATAATGTCTTGACAAGATCCATACACACATCCTTCTCCAACTGCCAAGCACCCAAATTCTTCACACCCCCATCGGCTAGTCCTTTCCTGTGAAAATGTTAACCACTGCTCTTGATGAGGTATGTTTTGAGGGCAAGGTCCTGTGCACAATTCTTCGTGTTTAACATTTATTCCAATTGTAGGTCCTGTATCATATATATGATTATATGTGGCTTTTATCACTGCAGATTTTATATATATTATAACATCCATCAATGGTACATCATCTTTAGATAATACTGTGAGCCCGACAGATGTTCCAGATAAAGCAGGTAGGTCAACTAATATAAATGCTCCTTCTATTCCATCACTTGTTTCAACACCACCTGCAGTTATATACTTATACACAGGTTTTATGTGAGGGAAATTTGCAGTCATATGAAAATGATAGACTTCTAAATTATGGCTTAGCTTGTCTTGCAATGTTCGTTTATATTCTTCAAGAGTTTTTAGTTCTGTTTTTGATAGGTATTTAGGCTTAACTGTATTATATTCCCATGTGCAGGTCATTCCATCCATTACATTTATAGGATATCTGCTTACATCACAATTTTGTGATAGACAATATTCTCCTATATCTCCTTGGGTATCAGCACTTGACCTGTGATCTGTATAAAAAATAAGATCATCATCACATTGCATTACTGTCATTGGTGCATTTTTTATGTTGCATGTACCCTTATTTATCATTCTGCAAGACTTTCTAGATGTGGTATATATATCAACCATTTCTGTTGGATCTGTGTACCAGCAATTTAACTTCTTTAACATTTCTAATCTTGCATTGTCAATAGGTACCCATTCATGCAAGCAATGTTTGTCAAATCTACACCACTTTGTTTCATCAGTTGCAAGTTTGTAAACTGGAGTATGGAAGTCATATATCTTTTTCTCTGTATCTCCACATTTAATAACACTCCCTACTGATACCTGATATCTTGGGCTTATGCATTGTAATAATTTCATATCTTTACATTCACTAGTTGGCTCTCCGACTTTTGCATCTTGCAGGTTTTCATACTCTCGTTTTGCTGTGGTTGATGAAGTTCTAGATGTTTTATCCTTAGGCAATGCATCAAACAGAGTTAAATCAAATAGCAGTTCACCAAATTTTAAAAACCCCATAAGTAAGTTGTTATAAGGAAACCTTTTCCCTAACTTTTTCAGCATATTTATTAATTCTGTTTTGTTTTTGGCATTCAAGAATTTTTCATAAGTTTTCAGTGTTGTTCCTTGAAATGCTGCCTTAAATATCTTACTATATAATTTTACATCATGTCGGTAGAATAATGGCTTAAAGGAATATGTATCATTCATTTCATTAGCTATATCCCAATTTGCATCTTTACAGTAAACTGACTCTGACATACATTTGCAAAATCTTTGACTAGATCTGATTGCACAAATGTCAAAATGTCCAGTTTTTGCTATTGTTCTCCACATAATTTGATTTACTCCACTATTATGCTCAAATTCCTCAAAGAAAGAGCATTCTCTCTTTAGAAAGGCATATTCCATCAGAAACATCTGATCATAATTTAACTGATTATCTATCATATTCCAAGCTTGTACAATTGAATCTGGTAATAATTCTATTTTCTCTGTGTCTTCTTGAGCTATTTGTTTGTCAGTCACCAATGTTCTAGCAACTTCTTGGATTGTCTTTTTTGTACATGGTCTCATTGTTATCAGAGGTCCAATACATTCAATATTGTAATCATGTTCTTTGAAACATTTTTCTTCTGCAGATGCTAAACAGGCTCCATTTTCAATAATTACAAATATGATTAAGATAATCATTAGCTTTTTTTGAATAATTCTCTTAGGTTCTGCTAGGCAAAGATCACTTACCTTATGCATAGTTGTGTAATTCGGGTCCTCCATTGTTCCACATGTGCAGCTCCCACATTTATTGCAGAAATCACCATTGTACCTAATATTTTTATATGTATGATACATATCACATTCTGTACATAAAAAGGCTTTATATTTTACTATCTTATTTGTAATACAGTGTGAACAAAATGCTACAATTAAAAGAATTATTGTTATTAACATATTTGTGATTGATATATAAAAATTTATAGCAATTTTTTCTGATAATGTGTTCAATTCTTTTGTGTAAATATCTGGCAGATCAGATAAGCTATATTTCTTTTCTTCTAAATCCAATCCTTCTATTGGGGTTACAAATGATAAGATTAATAGTGAGCTTAATATGGCAATAACCAATGAAGATGATTTGGATTTACATAAAACTCTTGCAACACGTAGAGATTTGAAACCAGAACATAAGCCACTTTCTCTATGCATACGCATCCTATCAGATGTTTGAAATATAGCTCCGCATACACAATGTGATCCACAATTACTAAATGGATGATATGCTAACCCACAATTAACACATTTTTTACAGCTACGATTATATATCCAGCCATATATATAAGCAATAGGCATAAATATTGGCAACATTAGATAGCAAATGTAAGTCTTTGCTATTATATTTAAAACAATAAAGATTAATAATGTTAACACAATTATTATTATTAATTCTACATTTTGGCAGATAGAATTGGCCATAGATCCTGGTAGAAGGCTTCTGTGTAAGAATCTCACACATGTCATATGTTGTCTAAAACATGCATGAAATTGTATAGATTTTTTACCACAAGAAACCCTTATATGTTCACATGTTTGATCTAATGTCACTGCTGCTTTTGTCTTAAACCATCCAGTACTTAATGTAGTTCCTGTAACTTCAAAATGATTTAATTTTGATGTTTGAAATATTATTTGTGCATTTTCTTTATCAACAGTTATTGTACAGTCTGTTGTACATATATATGTATTAGATTTGATAGTTAAATCCTTTTCTACTTCTATTATATTGATTCCCCCACCTTCTGCTTTAATAGGGTGGCAAAGCTTCCAGTCTGAAACAACCCATTGTCTATAAACTTTATTTGTCCCTACTATAGAATTGTTTGTCTTTTCATATTCTACAACTGATTTAACCATTGAGACATCATCTTTCAGGCAAAATTCAGACATAGACACATGTGATTTTTTCTCCAAAATTAATTGCCCCCCTTGGAAGCATCTGTGAAATACTGGATTGGCTGTAATAACCATCACTAAGTGAAACAATGCAATAACCCTCATCTTGTAGTTTTCTAAGATT